CGCCCAGCTCGCTTCGGCCACCGGTCAGCATCCGTGGATTGTTGGCGAACTCCACGATGGGTACTCGAGCCCACGGATTGAGAAGAGGCCACGCTTCACCCGGCACGTCACGCGGGACCCATTGCACTGACGGCTGGAAGCCGCCGTTCGCATTGGCGGTCGCGCTCACGAACTTGTAGATGGCGTCGGGTGTGTAGAGCGTGGCGTGAGAGAAGCCCCAATCATCGGTCCACCGCTTCAGCGCCATCGTGACCAGGTGCCGATTGGAGGCGGGAGCGTAACAGATGACCTCACTCGGGTGCTCGGCCGTGATGCGGATGTTGTCACCGTCGTCCGGCCAGACCAGCGCATAGGCATGACCCCAGACCAGCGATTCGACGTGAACCTCATCGCTGCGTGCGTCCAGGTTGTTGTACTGCCACAGCGTGCGCCACAGATCGAGGTCCGCACCGGTCTCACCCGACCACCGAAAGCCGATGACCCGAAGCCTCTCGTTCACCGCATCGACAATCAGCTCGGCCCAGTTCGACCGTGACTCCCGGAGGAGGCGGCGGTAGATGTGCGTCGCAGGCGTCGGGCCCTTGGGCAGCCGATGTTCGCCTCGGTAGTAGTCATCGAACACGTGCGTGATCTGCCAGCGCTGATACAGCGCACCGTTGAGCAGCTCGACCCATGCCAACGGATCGGCGTCGTCGGGCATCATCGTCCGCAAGGATTGGAGCTGTGCCCCATCCAGCGTCGGTGTCATGGTCATGTGCGCCTCCTCACAGCTTCCGGTCCAACCAGATAGTGCCGGTCACGACCAGCATCAGGAACACGAGCAGCACGACCACGAGGACCATGCGCTCAGGCTAGAAGCTCGCCGCTAGGTACCGCTTCGGTGGTCCAGTCTGACGCATTGACCGGTCGAGAGCCATGACCAGGGCGACGATGGCGTCCACCTTCTCCGGGCTCCGAGCCTTGTCCACCTTCAGATTGCCCGCCGGGTCAGTGCGGGTGACGACGTTGGAAGCCTGCCACCGGACCGCAGGATTGCCGCCGTGGACCAGGCGAGTGGAGCCGATCAGCCGGAACAGCTCTTTGGTCGGTGCCGCCATGGACCCGAAGCCCTGACCCATCGCCACCATCTTCAGGCCACCGTCCATGAGGTCGAGCACCAGCTGCGTCGCGCCCCACCGGTCGAAGGCGATGTCCACCACGTCGAAGGCCTCGGCGTCCAGCCCGATCCGGTGTTTGATGGCTGCGTAGTCGATGACGTCGCCCTCGTTCACTTCCAGCTGGCCGTCCTTGGCCCACAGAGCGGCTCGTCCGGCCGTGCGGCGGTCCATGTCGGGCAGAGCGTTCTGTGGGCACCAGAGGCGCCAGAGAGCCTGAAAGGAGCCATCCTCCTCAGGGAAGAGCCAACACAGAGCGGCGAGGTCTGTCGTGGTGGCCAGGTCGAGGCCTCCGAAGCATCGTCGTCCACGGAGCTGGTCCTCGATCACGATGCCCGCGGTGCGGTCCCAGATGGACAGGTCGATGGCTCGGCCCACTGCGTTGGTCGGTTGGTTCAGCCGGAACTGACGGAACGCCCTCTCCTCGGTCGGGAGCAGCTCGGCCCGCTTGGCCTCGTCTCGCAGGACCCGGATGTCGAGGAACTCACCGAGGGCCGGATTCGCCGCCGCCCACGTCCGCTCGTCCCGCCAGTCGGCGTCAGCCGGGGCCGAGTACATGACGACCAGTCGGGTCGGGTCGAGACTCGGGTCCACGGCGACCCGCTCGGACCAGGCTCGCTCTTCGGCGGCGAAGCCGTTCGGGTCATTCTCGGCTGTGGTGGCCAGCATGAGCATCGGTTGGGAGCGGGAGCCGAAGCCGGTACGGATGGCGTCGTATACGTCTCGATCCGGCTGCGTCAGCAGCTCGTCGATGTAGGCACCGTGCGGCGACGCACCGAGGACTCCGGCCGCGTCGCCCGCCGCCACGACCATGAAGCTCGCCGTCTCGGGGTCCAGCAATCGGCCTGCTCCTCGCAACACTTCCAGGCGAGCGTGCAGGACCGGCGACACTTCGACCATGCGCGCCGCCGCCCGGAACACGTGACCGGCCTGGTCCCGGTCGAGAGCGAGGCCGTATATCTCGGCCTGCTCTTCGCCCTCGGCGACCAACAAGTAGAGGCAGATGCCAGCGAGCAGCTCGCTCTTGCCGTTCTTGCGCGGCAGGAACAGGTAGAGGATGCGGTACTTGCGGACGTAACGCTGACGGTCCGGGTCGTAGATCACCTCGCCGAAGAGCGGCTCGAGTACCTGAGTGCGTTGCCAGAGCGACGGAACGAACGGGTGCTTGGCCCACTCGCCCCTCGTGTGGACCAATAGCTCAGTAAAGAACTGGACAACATGGGTGATGCGCGTCTGGCACCGGTGGTCGCCCCGTTGCGTGCACGTCACTCCGTCGATGGTGTATCCGCACGCTGACGGCCGTACCGCCACGGGTCAGCCCAACAAGCGAGCCGGAGAGTCGTGCGGCACAGTGCTCGTGGTCCCCTTGGCGATGGCACTCACCGCCGCCGGGCTCATGCCGAAGTCACTTCCGGCCTGACGCACCAACACGAAGAACCGCGCCACTTCACGGGCGGCTGGATTGGTGACGATGCCGCCGTCCCGCCCGTTGACCAGTGGACCGGCTGCGTCGAGCAGGCGTTGGGACAACCGATACGACACGACTGCGTTGCAGAACGTCTCAAAGGCGATCAGGTAGCGAGGGGCGAGCAGGGTCTTGGCTTCCAGCTCAGGTGCCAGGGCGAGCCATACGTCCCGTGCTCCATCGCTCAAATGCGGCGGCGGATCGCACGGTCCCGAGCTGGCGTGCGGCTCGTCAGGAATGGGCCGATGTGATCGGTTGCCTTCAAGGATGCGCAACGGAGCAGGCTTTGGCGGTGGACCTCGGCGTCCCATCAGACTCCGTACAATCCGCTGCGACTTGCCGCCGTGAGGTGAGCCTTGCGCTCTTCGTCTCCGGCTCGCCCGCAGTCCGCCATCTTGGTCCGGTAGTAGCAGACGACGCTGATGCGCTCGGCGTCAGGCGTTCGGCTGCGGAAGAAGGTGTTGCCGTGCCACTCGTGCGCATCCATGAGAATCAGGTCCCTGTTCTTCAGATCGACACCGACACGGTAGCGCGGAAACACCAGCTCGCAGCCGGAGTAATCGCCCCGGCGGAAGACCACGATGGTGCTGAAGCCGTTCGGCAGGTCGCCCTTGTCCATGTGCACACCGGTCGGGTAGGTGTTGTTGACGGTGAGCGTGGTGAAGGCAGTGCGGTCCAGCCGCCACTCGGGCCACGTGGCATCGGCGACCTTGCGCTGTGCTGCGTACTGCTCGGGCGCGTAGCGGGCGAAGCGATTGTCGACCTGAGCCAACATGGGATACAACGCTTCCAGCTCGGGCAGGTGGTCACCGGTCCAGGCGGTCTGGCGACAGTAGTGGTGCACGCCTCCGGGGTCGATGCTGCCGACGATGGCTGAGGCGACCAGCTTGGAGCGTGCTCGGCTTTGCTCGCCTCGGGTCACTCGACCGCTACCGGCTGCGAGCCCTCGGTTGTCGGTGGTGATCCCCTTCATCGTGTGCAGGACAGGGACCGCTTTCGCCGTCGCCTCGGCGCTGATTGCTTTGGGCAGGTACACACAGAGCAGCGTGCCGTCTGGCTTGAGGACCCGTGCCGCACCGGTGAGTGCCACGTCGTACTCGGCCTCGGTCACCACCTGTCCCACCTTGGCCTCCAACGCATCAGCTGCCAGGGTGGAACGTATGCGGAGGTCGATCACCCGGGGACCGGCTTGCGTGCGTCGCGCAGCACAATCTCGGGCAGGCCGCTCTTCCGGTTGCGGTTGATGTGCACCAGCTCGGGCCAACGTTGCTGAAGCTGAGCCACCGCTTCGGCCACGATCTCGGGCGTGCGTGCATCAGCCTGACCACCGGCCGTGCCGTTGTACGACGTGCGCAGTGCCACGTCCTCCCAACGCATGACGCACCCGTCCTCGATGTAGTACCGGATGGACCGCTCGTAGTCTTCCTTCGCCCTGAAGCGACCCTGCTCGCACGAGAGGCCACGGATCACGGTCCCGAACAGGGCACCGATGATGAAGGCCAGCCCGACCCGGCTGCGATGCTTCATGAAGCGTTGGTTCGCCGTGGGGTACACGCCCCACAGGTACGCTCCGTGCAGTGCGGCTCGTGCGAACGCCTGAGTGAAGAAGTCGTACACGTTGGCCAGCTGTTCGAGTTTCTCGTTGCGCAAGAGCAGGACCGCACGAATGTCATCGTCGCAGTGCACCAGCTTCGTGCCGATGGGATAGGCGCGCTGAATGGCGTTGCGTTGCCCGGAGATGGAACCCGACGCACCAGTCACGTGGATGCGGTTGAACAGATGAGCCGGCATCACGTCGGTGTACTGTGCCGCTTCGTTTTCGTCCCCGACGAACACGGTGATGCACCGAGCCGGAACGCCACCATCGGCCAGCATCGGCAAGGTCTGCTTCGCCAGAATGGCGGCTCGGTGATAGCTCGGGATGGCGACCTGGATGTCAGGTGCCGACACGACGCAACGCTTCCAGCACGGTCGCCGTGACCGTCTCGGTGTTGAAGCCCTCGGCCAGCTCGGCGACACGTTGCTCGAACGCACGCAGCTCTTCGGCACGCAGCACGAGGATCACCTCTTTGAGCCCGGCTTTGGCGAGCGGCGGACGTGGCTCGCCCCGGTCCTCGTTGGCTACGAAGCCGCCGTCGAAGGTAGTCGCCGTTACTTCGGGCAACGTGCCGAGCTGCGAGGCCAAGTCATCCAAGTCGTCAAGTGTGAATCCACTTCCTCCGAGGTCTGTCACGGATTGGAGTTGTGCGACGAGTGCCGCCTCGTCGTAGGACGCCAGGTCCGCCGTGCGATTGTCGAGCAGGACCAGCTTGGTCGCCGTCTGCTCGTCAACGTCCACGTAGTGCACAGCGAGTTTGTCCCAGCCCAACTCGACCGCCGCATCCATCGTGCCGTTGCCTGCGAGCACTTGCTTCGTACTGCGTTGCACGACGAGAGGCTTCGTCTGTCCGTACGTGTTCAGGCTCTCGCACAGTGCGGGCAGGTTGTGCCGACGTGCGTTCCCTGGCCAGTGGTGCAATGCGCTGATGGGTACCTGCTCGACCTTCATGCCAGCTGGCCACCGGTGCCCGCTGTGCTCCTGCGTACGGCCGTGGCAGCTGGTGCCTGCCCTGGTGTGCCCTGGTGCCCCTGGTTGGGCTCCTGCCCACAGGACGCAGGCAACCTGCGGGCACGCAGGCCGCCT